ACTCATCGTGACCCCGGGCGATAAGGCGGGTCGTTCCTTGTCGATCGATCTCGGGGTGGTAGACGAAGCGTTCGCACACGAATCGCTCTCCGTGGTCGGTGCGATTCAAGGTGCGATGTCCGCCCGGAGACACGCGCAATTGTGGCTACTTTCGAACGCGGGCACGGTGCGCTCGGGGTTGTGGCGTCATTACACCGATCTCGGGCGGGGGTCGGTCGATAACCCTTCCACCCGTTTGTGCTGGCAGGAATGGGCCGCGGACGACACGACCGGAATTGATGTCCACGACCGTGCAGCGTGGGCACAAGCGAACCCGACGCTTGATCTCCCGCACGGTGTGTCATCGGTGCAGCTCGCGGGCAATGCGGACACGCAGGACATATCTACGTTTGCCCGGGAGCATTTGAATATCTGGCCGGATATGTCCCTTGTGCTGGGGATTGACCCGCTTACGTGGGCCGCGTGCACCGACACCGATGCCATTGTGAGCACCGGGTTATCGCTCTCGTTGGATTTCACCCCCGAGCGTGACCGGGGGGCGGTCGTGGTCGCAGGTCCGTACGGGGACCGCTGCGCGTTAGATGTGATCGAAACGAGCAACGACGTTCACGAGCTGGCGCGCCGTGCGGTCGATGTCGCAGCACGGTGGAATGCGACGGTTGTGCTTGATCGGGCGAACCCCGCAAGCACCCTGTTACCGCTCTTCGAACGGGCGGGGGTCACGGTGCGGTTGTTATCGCTCCCGGATTTCGTCCGAGCGTGCGGGGATTTCCACGATGCGGTGGTGCATCACACGATCGCTCACCGCGGGGATTACCGGTTGACCGACGCGGTTGCGTCCGCGACGAAACGGGGGGTCGGGGACGGGTGGGTATGGAAGCGACGGGGGGCGGGTGATGTGACCCCGCTTGTCGCAGCGACCCTTGCCCGTTGGGGTCTCGTGGGGGCACCGGTCGATCTCGTCCCGACCGTGTTCTAGACCCCCGTCCCTCGTGCGTCCCTAGCGCGGGCCGGTTGTAAACGGGCGTCGCCCGGTTCTATGTCTCCCGCCTCAGGGTTCCCCTGAGATTTCTCGTGCGTCCCTGCGGTTTGGGTGCGGTGTCGGTGCTCGGAACCCGTTTGCGACGCTCTACGGGGCACACAGGGACCGCTCACGGTCCCCGAGCTGCACGGGCACGGGTGCAAACATCGGGAGGGTCCGCCCGGGTTCTTCGTTGCTGGGGTAGCTCGGGCGGGCACCTGCCGCGCGACCGCCCCCCGTACTTCCTCCGGGGGGCGGTCCGTGCATATGTCCACACGCGCGCCCGTTTGCGTTTAGGCTTTCTTTCCCGTGGAAGCTACGACCGATAGCGGTCTAACGATTGTCGGTCAATCCGCACGCAATATCGCATCGGTCGTGCCCCATACGGTCGGGGTGCAGACGCTCGGTAATCCGATTGCGGTAATGCCGTGGGCGGGGTGGCCCGATCAATGGGACACCCCGAATTGGGGGAGCACAAGCGGTCCGTTATGGGGATCGTATGTGTCCACGGTTTACACCTGCACCGATCTCATTTCCCGTTCGTGCGGTTCCTTCCCGGTGTATCGAATGCGGGGGGTTGAACACCTCCCCGATCTCCCGTGGATGTCGAACCCCGAACCGGTGCTATATGACGATTGGTCCGAATTCCTCGCGCAGCTCATTAACTCGCTCTACCTGCGTGGAGAATCAATTGTCTATGCGCTCGCCCGATATCGGGAGGGTGAGCAACGCGGACACGTCGCACGTATGGCCGTGCTTAACCCCGATCACGTAAATATCGAATGGGCGGACGGAGCGGTCCGATATGAAGTGGGCGGGAAAGAGATTCCGTCCGCCGATATCTGGCACCATAAATATCAGTCGTGGCCGGGGAATGTCCGCGGTGTAACCCCGCTCACGTGGATTGGTCGCAACCTGCTATCGGCCGATTCGATGGAGCGATACCAAGCGCAGCTCGCGTCACAGGGTGGCGTCCCGTGGGCAGTGCTCACCGCGCCCGGGAACCTCACCCGAGAGCAAGCGGACGCGAACCGTCAGTCGTGGCAGGAAGCATCAACACGGCGCGGTACCGCACCCGTGATGCTCGGGGGCGGGTTGACGTTGGACACGCTCACCCTTTCCCCCAGCGATATGGCGCTATTGGAATTGCGGGTGTTCGATGAGCAACGCATCTGCGCTGCGATGACCGTTCCCCCGTATTTGGTCGGTCTCCCGCAAGCGGAGGGATTTACGTACGTCAATGCAACCGCGCTATTTGACTATTTCTGGCGCAGCTCATTGCGCCCGCTTACTCGCTCGCTTGCTGCGGGGTTATCTCGGTGGGCACTGCCCGTCCCGCAACGCATCGAATTCAACGCAGACGAATTCACCCGTCCCGATTTCGCAGGTCGCGCCGACGCATACGCAACCCTGTTCGCGCTCGTGGACGAGCAAGGAAACCGTGCGCTCACGATCGATGAAATCCGACAAGCGGAACGGTTCGGCACCGACAACGTGCAAGCGACATCGGGCGCGTCCCTTTCGGGTCCGACCCTCCCTAGCGCCGTGGGGGCACCATGACAGATGAGCTAACCGTGATGGAACGGGCACCGTTGGAATTCCGGTCTGCGGAAACGTTGGACGTGCGGTTCCCGGATCGGGTCGTGGAGATTGTCGCGGTGCCATATGAAAGGGACACGGTTGTTGTGTCCCGCGGGGAATTCGTGCACGAATCGTTCGGGCGCAACGCGTTCGATGGGGTGGAACGAAGAGCGAACCGAGTGCGCGTCAACCGGGACCACGACCTTTCTAAGACCGTGGGTCGCTGCGTTGCGCTGCACCCGTCCCGTGCGGTCGGTCTCGTCGCGGAGCTGCGCATCTCCCGCACCCCGCTCGGGGAGGAAACGCTAGAGCTTGCGTCGGATGGTGCCCTAGATGCGTCCGTGGGATTCGCACCGATGCCCGGGGGTGAATCGTGGTCCGAGAACCGCACCCGTCGCAGGATTGACCGAGCATGGCTGGGGCATATCGCGCTCGTGCCCGACCCCGCATACGAAGAGGCAAACGTGCTCGCGGTCCGCAGCTCGGACGGAGATACTCCCGATATCGGGAATAGCGATACACCCCGGTTGGACGAGGTGCTAGCGCGATTGCGCGAATTGGGATATTCTCCCGCGTTGAAGTAGACGACCGCTGCACTACCGGATGTCGAAGAGCACAGGGTGCGCCATCCGTAGCGGGTCACGGTCCTACGTGAATTGTTGTCCGTTCACGAAAGGAACCGAATATGCCCGCGACCGATGTGCTTATCGCGCAGTATCAAGCGGAGATCGAAGAGCGACAGTCGTTTATCGATGGTGTCGTGCAGGGTGCGGTGGGTCGCGATATCAACGCGACGGAAATGGAATTGGTGTCGAAGCACACCGACCGGCTGTCCACGCTTAACGAGCTTGTGGGTCCGCTGCGCGAGTCCGCGAAGATCGCAACCGAGTCCCGTAACCGCATGGCGGAAATTCAACGCGACGTGTCAATCGCCCGGAACCCCGCTCATGCCCCGATCGAATATCGCAGCGCCGGGGAATTCATCGTGGATTACTGGCGCGCCGGTGTCGGTCACGAAGATGCCCGCGACCGGTTGACGCTTTACAACCGCGCCGCGGCCCATCAGACAACCGGGGACAACCTGGGGATTATCCCGAACCCGGTTGTCGGTGACGTGCTCAACTATGTGGATGCGTCGCGTCCGATCGTTACGACGCTCGGACCCGCTGCGGTTCCCGGTGGACGCTTTACGCGACCCCGCGTCACGCAGCACACACAGGTCGGTGAGCAAACCGCAGAAAAGACGGAGCTTGCCTCCCGGAAGATGCTCATTTCTTCCACCCCCGTGGATATGAACACATATGGAGGCTATTGCAACGTAAGCCGTCAGAATATCGATTGGTCGGTCCCGTCGATTATGGATCTCATCGTTAATGATCTCGCTGCGCAATATGCGATCATGACGGAGAAAGTCACGGCGGACACCCTCGTTGCGTCCGCGACGGTCGGTGTCCCGCAGATTCCTGCGACGGGCGCGACCGAAGCGGATATTTCCGCTGCGTTGTGGGGTGCTGCGGGAGCTGCGTATAACGCGATGCCCGGTGCGGGACGCGTCGTGCTCTTCGTCTCACCCGACATGCTCGGTGTGTTCGGTGGTCTCTTCGCTCCGGTCAACCCGACCAATTCGCAGAGCACCGGGTTCACCGCTGCGAATTTCGGAAGCGGTGCTATGGGGTCGATCTCCGGTATTCCGGTTGTGATGTCCGCTGCGCTCGCAGCTCGCACCGCGCTCGTCGTGAACACGAACGCTGCGGAGGTGTACGAACAGCGCATCGGTGCGCTCTCGGTTACGGAACCGTCCGTGCTCGGTGTGCAGGTTGCATATGCGGGTTACTTCGCGGCCATCGTGCTCACCCCCGCGGGTGTTATCGATATCACGGTCTGAGCATGAGCGATCTTTGGTCACAACCGAATCAACAGGTTGTCCGCGACGGAGACCCCGTAGCCGCGGGTGAGAACGACGGGACCGCCCCCGGACCCGAAGCACCACCCGCGACGGGTGCCACCGCGGGCACCCCCGGTTCGTTCACCCCTGCGGGATGTGAGACCCCCGCAGATATGACGGGCATTACCGCTTCCCCTGCGACCGCGTGGGCGGAAGGGGAATACGTAGAACCCGCGAGCGGGTCCACGTATTGGGACGGGACCGCGTGGACAAGCGGTGCAGCTCCCGCGCCCGAAGCGGACGAAGACGACCCGCCCGCGCGCAGCTCCCGGAAGCGATAACCCGTGCCCGACCCGATCCCCCGCGCGCCCGGTGCGGTTCTCGCGACTCCGCCCGCGGTGGCGTGGGCGGACGGGTCGGACATCGGGGGATATGCACCCGTTACACCCCCGATTAGCGATCAAGCGTGGGTTGATGTGCAAACAACGTACGAACACGTGTTGCTCTCACTGCGCATCACGACCGCGGATATCGATGCGGAACAAGTGCTCGCGTGCGTGTCCGCTGCGGGGTCGCTCATCGACCAATACCTAGACCGCATCACCCCGCTTCCGGTTCCACCCCCGCCCCCGGTGCAGCAAGCTCTAGAGCAATTGTCGATAGAGCTTTACCGTCGAAAGGACGCGCCGTTCAATCTCCTTAACGCGACGGTGCCCGAAGATATCCCGGTGGATATCGGCGCGACCGGCGCGATCCAATCGGTTGCACCGCTTATCCAACCGTGGAAGCAACGGTGGGGTATGGCATGAGCGCACTATCTGACGCACGTAACGAGCTGCACGCGTCCCTTGTGGCGTCCGCTGCGGGAACCCCGATTGCGGAACGTGTCCACCGTGTCACCCCCGATCGTGCGGACCCCCCGTGCGTCTTTATCGGTGGTGCATCGGTCGATCGTGAACAGGTCGGGTCTCCCGGGGTGTCGCTCATCGTGGTCGGTCTCCCGGTGTATCTCGTCGCGGATGGTCGTCCGTCCGCGCAGACATTGACGCTTGACGACATGATTTCGCTTGCGTGGGACGCTGCGCTTGATATCGGTGCTCGCCCGGTTGATGCCCGACCCGCGCCCATTGATGTCGGGGGACCGAATATGCGCGGCGCGATCGTGCAGGTCGAAACGACAATTCGTGCGCTCACCCTGTGCGCACCCGTGCTTATGGAGGTATCCCGATAATGGCCGAAGCAACGATCTTTCAAATCGAATTGGGAACGATTGCGTTCTCTATTGTCGATAAGACGGAGGTGGGTCCGCCCGCGTATGCGGACACGTGGCTTGCTCCCGGTGGGAAGGATGTTTCCGCCGCTGCGCTCGCGGATTACGAAGCGGAATCGGATGCGTGGACGTGTCAGACAACCGCGGGTGCGCTTACCGCTTCGCAAGATACGACGACGACCGATGTGCCCGCGACGTTCTGTTCACCCGCGAAGAGCATTCCGCAACCCGCGGAGACTTCCTATTCGTTGGATTTGTCTTTCTTGCAGGACCCGAACGTGGCCGCGGGCTTTAACGCTTTCTTGTTCGAACACGACACCGAAGAGGCATATGTACTGTTCGGCATGGCGGATAACACGGGGGCCGCTGCACCGAAGATGATTGGTCGCGTGCGTTTGGTCGCGGGCACGATCGGTGGCGCGGCGCGTGAAACCCTTACCGCGGACGTGTCACTCCCGCTTTCCGGGAAGCCACAAATCCTGTTCGGCACCGGGAGCACGACCGCGGTTATCCCCCCGACCGTTGTTGCGCAGACCGCGGGCAAGCGCGAGACGGTTTCCGCGGGCAAGGGTTCGTGACCGGTGCGGGAGATATCCGCGCTTTCGGGGACGACGTGCGACGGTTCGCGGAAGCTGCACCGGGTGACTTAATCGCGCTCGTTGACGACGAGATCAAGCGACAGCTCGCCCGGGACACGGGCGGGGACGGAGCGTTGTCGCACGGGCGCAAGCTCGC